CGCCATGATGTCCGGGTCAGCAGCCAGTGATTTTATGATGATGTTCACCTGTCCGAGGTTCACATTTGCGCTCACGCCCAGCGGTGTCGATTGCCGTTTCATGTACCGATGAGCAGCCAATAAACACGCCTCTTCAATCGCTGGCGGTGTGGTCGCTGCGAACCCAAACGAGCCCGCAATCTCGACGCCCTTCTTCGCTCCCTTCGGGAACCAGTAATCGCCGTCCGGCGTGGTCTCGATCCAGGTGTACGGATGCCCGTCTGTGGATGCGTTGTACGGCATCAGGTCATAGTCCGTAGTCTGCCAGGTGTACTCATACGTCCTATCATTGTTGTGATCTGTTTTCAGCGTTGTCACGGTCAGCAGGTCATCAATCTTCAGATAATCGCTGTGCTGTGCGGTGTAGTATCTCGTTTCAGTTGCCGCGTAGAACCGCCGCCATGTTATATCGTCAATCGCTCTGGATACCGCCGTTATGACCGATTCAATGGCTGCGTCGTCTTTTTCGTCGTTCTGATGTTCGGCATCATAGAACCGCTGTTTGTAGGTTTTCAGGTCGGTGTACCCGTTACTGATTGCCATTGTTCGCTCCAATTAATCTTATAGCGGTCAAATTGTGTCACTTCCCAGCGCCATCTCTCAGGCCATGTTGGGAGAGGCCAGAATTTGTCCACTAACCATTCAAAATCGTGCGCCCGTTCTCTCCACTTGTTGTTCCACCAGTAATCCCAACAATAAATGTTGCCCGCTTTGAACTCATCATCGTGAACGCGCCCGGCTTCGTCTGGCTCTGTAATCCAATGGATGGACGGCTTCGACCAATGCGCGTACCAGGTCTTTTTGTTCCTGATGACCTTCCCGCCCCATTTGCCGAGCTGCGTCTTGAGCCCCAGCTCCTGCGGCTCTTCCGCAAATGTACCGTAGCCGTATGTTTGCATCGGACCAATACGCTCAAAGTGCTGTTTGGTCATAAACCAGCATGAGCCCTGGAAGCCCATATCTTCTACGATGCTCTCGTCCTTCTCCCTGGCTTGACGCCATTCGTCAGGTCTGCAGGTCAGATATGGTCTATATGGTGTGGTGAACGGGTAGATATAAGACATCGCATCCACTTGCGGTTTCTCTTTGATGACGCTCCACATTGGCGCATTGAACCAATAACGGCGCGGGACCGAGATGCAATACTCCTCATGGTTATTCTTGAGTATCTTGTCCCAATCGTGACCGACGGTGCAGTGAGCATCAATCTTCATCAGAAATTTACCCGTTGCTGCTTCTGCGGCGGCGTTGATACAGTTCCGCATCCCCTGGACGGTCTTGTTGTGGATTATCTTCAGTCCAGGGAACTCCGGGATCTGATATTTCGGGTATTCGCCGTCAATGACCAGAATGGTCTCGATGGTCTGCGCCCGGTTCTCATACAAATCCTCAAGCGTTTCCCGGATGTATTTCTCTTTCCTGGCTGGGATGATGACGGATATTTTGCCTCTCATTGTTTCACCCAATACCAGGAACCGACACGCCCGTCGCCAGTTCCATATACGAACCATTCGTCAATGTTGAACGCATCGGTATATCCCAACAGCGCTGATTTGACGTGACATTTGCCGTCCGCTCTGGGTACGATCTCATAATCGTGTCCCGATATGATGCCGCCGGATCTCACTTTCTTGTCCCAGCAGTACAGGTCCTGCGCTATATAAGGCCATTCGTGGTTTGCGTCGATGTAAACGAAGTCCAGCGCACCATCATCGAATAAGCCGACCGCTGTGCTGCTGTAACTGCGGATGAACTCAACATCGTATGGTTTGAGCATTTCGACGGCTTTCTCGTAGTTCTTCTCCATCTGTCCGGCGTTGTAATCGTCATATCCGCTGTAGCTGGTGTATGCGTCGATGCAGTACAGTTTCACGCCCGGATTGAGCCTGCATATCGAGTGAGCGTAATCGCCCGCTGCTGTCCCAATCTCCGCTCCCACCGTATAATCCATTTTGGCGTACAGCCTCGCTATCATTAATCTGTCAGCTTCCGGCACGATAATCGGCGCGCTCATTAGAACCTGATAAGACCGCCTGAGCGCTCATCCATCTTCTGGACCTGATATTTGGCGCGCTCTCCGCCTGCGGCTGTTACCCGCTGGTCGTACTCCGCACGAAATGCCATGTTCTCGCGGAACCTGCCGAGCTTCTTGCCCATGTCAAACGCTAAATCTATTTTTGTGTCCAAGAAAGTCCGCAACTGGTTCAGCGCTTCCAGGCTCCCGGTCTGTCTCCACACGTTCCAGACATACTCCGCCTTGCCTGCTTCATGGTGCATGTCCTTCTCTAATCCCTCACCGTCGATTTGCGATTGCGCTGCCACCCGCTCAAACTCCTGGCGGCTGATTTCATTGGTGCGCTCCATGTACCGCTGCGCTTCTCGCATCTTGCCATAAATCTCGCCTGTGTTGATGGCGGCGGTCTCCAGCGCCAGCGATAACTCCGCAACTTTGTCGAACTGCGATTTGAGCATCGCATCTTCGAGCTTGTTCTGCAACTTCTGGTAGGCGTTATCCTTCATCTCCCAGACCGCTTTATGCTCTTTGTAGATTTGCTCGAAGTAGTCCTTGTCGATCTGGAGTTCGCCCTCGAACCCATAAATAGGCTGCATGTAGAACTCGTTATGCCAGCACTCCAAACGGAGATCCACGCCAAGACCATGAGCGAACCCGATCCAGAAGGCGTAATTGATTGCCTGGTAGGTGTACTCGGTGTTGGAAGATAACTCGCTCCCATAAAGGTCGATGCGCTTATACCCAAGGTATATACCAAGCGCCAGCGCCATCGCTGGGCTGGATCTCAAGTATTTGTAAGGTACAAGTGACAGGACGCCATCCAGCGGGTATTTGACCGAGTTCGGCACCCGCTCATCAACGTCCTGCATGTATATTCGTTTGTTTCCATGATCCTGCTGCAGCCACGCCCAATGGTCTTTGTTCACCCAGTTTTCTAAAGATGAATAGACTTCAGGTTTGTGGATTTGCAGACAGGCGTCCCAACGTCGGTATATATCCGGTCGCTGCGGTGCTTCGTTGAACAACCAGACATCGAAGTCGGGGTCCTCGTACGGTGCTTTCTCCCGTGTTTCTGGGTGGCTCCCAACGATGGCAAGGGCGTGGAGAGGACGCCCACCGTCCTCTCCGAACCCTATACCAGTTGTCAGGTCCATTGGGAACCCGACCGGTACAGCTTCGCCCGCATGGTTCATTGTCTAATGAACTTTCACTAAGCGGAGGCTGAAGCTGTTGCCGAGGTGAACGTGGTCTGCTTGTAGCGCGCTTCTAAAATGCCGGTCAAGGCATACAGACACGCTTCCATCCCACCGCTTACCGTCAGGATAACCCGCGCATAACGATAATCGTTAGCGGCGAGTTCGTCTGGATCGACCTCAATCAGAAGATCCACATTGTCATCCGACGCCGATTGGACCGCATACCCGGTGGATGCACAGGTTGTAACCGCGCCCCAGGTGTTCGCCCCAACGGCTCCAGATAAGCGATAACGGAACGGGATCGCTGCTTCTGTTCCGCCTTCGCCGGTCGCACATTCGATGGTGACTACATAGTTGTCTGTGGTGGTAGTGCTGGTTACTGCCCCAAACTGGAGCAAGAAGAACGCCTTTTGAGCGGTCCGCAGGTCCATATATGGAGAAGTTGAACCAGATCCAGCGATGTCAACGGGTGCCACGAGCGGGATGAAATTATCATATTGAAAGAAAGGATTTGCCATGATATTTTATGCTCCTTTAGTTTTTCCTAATCTCTTACGTGCTGGCGGCTGTTAGAACCACAAACGGCGAGAGTGTATTGCCCGCGTCGTATGGTGTCAGTGCCGAATTCCATAACGGTTGCCCGTCAATTCGGTAAATGAACCGGAACGCGGTCTCGTCGCTCGTGAAGTTCACATGGATGCTTGATGCCGCCTGGACGCCGCCCTTTTGAATGGTCTGGTATTGGCTCAGTGATGCCAGCATGATGTCGCCAGTAGTACCGAGCGCAGCAGTGTATTCGACCTCAATGTAAGGCGCACCGTACAATGAGAAAGCTGGGTTGCCCCGCCCGCCTGCGTTCATCGGGAGCAGGAACGGGAAGTTACCGACCGTCAGGTTGATGAGTTGCGGGAACACGCTCGGATTTGCCAGCCATACATAATCGCTATAGCCAGCCCAGCGCCTTGCCCACATATTAGCGATGTCAGTTTCATCCACTTCGCTTGCGTCGATACGGGTCACACTCACCAGCGCAGGAGCGTTCATAATCCCCAGCGGTTTGCCGACGCCGTTGCCGTTATAGATTGCGTTTTCCACCTGGAAGCGCAATTCTAACGGTACGGTGCGGGATAACCAGCTTTCCAGCGCAACCGCATCAGCCAGAAGTTCGTCGGTCGCATAGCATAGCGCAGCGACTTTCTTGAGTTTCAATTCCATCTGGCGGAAAGTCGGCTGAGAAGCGGTGATTGTTCCGGCTTCTGCCATCCAGTAACCCAGCAGCCCGCCAAAGCGGGAGCCGTCCGCACGGCTGGTCTCATCGACCGCGTTGTACAGCATCGAGTTTGAGTTCGGACCGATTTGGTCAGATGCAACACGGTTCAAAATCTCCCCGGTCTCGTACATGCGTTCAATAATCCCGCCTGCGATTTGTGGAGCAAGTAAATACCCACCATCAGCGGGTACGTTCTCGCCCAGACCAGTCGCCTGCTTGAGCGGTAGTAATCGCTTATCCTGTGATCCTGGATACAGCGCAGCGTTCTTCACAGCTTGGAAGAACTCGCCAGCAGATGCGAACTCCTGGTCAGCCTCGTCAGTCGTGACTTTTACGTCAGTCTTGGCAGCAGGCATGTTTTTGAGCGCCTCGTCAGCCGCTTTCTTGGCTGCCTCTTCCACCGCTTTTTGAGTGGATTCGGATGCCTTAAGTACAGCAGCGTCGATCAGCTCGTTGAATTTTTCTTCAGTAATTTCCATGATTTTCTGATCCTCCGAGTTTTCTAAATTCGTGGATTTGTCTACCGTCTTATTCGTTGTTTCCTCACCATCTCGGTCCACCTCGTCGGAGGCTGGCTCGTCCATAGGTTCGTCAATTTTTATAAGCGGTTTGACTTCGATTGATTTGAGCGGCTGAGCCCCGTTCTTTGGCTCCGCCGGCGTTGGCGTTAATGACGCGTCCAGCCCGATAGGCCATGAGCGCAACCATACAGCGTTGCCCTTCTGCTCTCGTTCTACCAGGTGCGGCGCGGTGCCAGATGACCAACCCATCTTCCCCTCTTCAGCCATCTCATATATAAATTTCTCGTACTCGTCGCGTAATTTGAGCTGTGTCTCAGCCCAGATGCCGAAATCGTCAGTCTTGAGCGCTGCCTTGCTCAGGCGGCGTTTCTTCAATACGGGATCAAGCCCGTGGTTGTAGTAAACTGCGGAACTATCAATATCTCCGAAATCTGTGTCCTTGGTGAAAAATTCACCCTCGAGGTCTGGCTCGTTGTCACTTGTGAAACGCACCAGATACCCGCCCAGCTTTCCGTTTCCGAGCGCTTTGACGGCATCCCCGAAATAGACCAGTTCACTGTCTTGTCCATCTTCTTCAACCTCGACTGATTTGTTATCCTGTTCCCACATCGAATTGCATACTGCGACCGCTTGCTCCTGGCTTTTGGCAGTACCATCGTCCAGAACAATCGGGATGCAGCGACTTACAAATTCGTCCTTTGTCTCACCTTCTCTTGGTGTTGGCATAAAATTCACTCCATAAAAAAACGACGGCTGAACAGCAATAGCGAAGGCGCAACAGCCCTCGTTGATTGCTCTTCAGCCGCCGTCAGATTCCCTGACCAACGAACTCCATCAAGCGATTATTATTCAGTTGGCTAGTTTATAACATATTTTCGCCTCTGCGTCAAATAATCACAACGCCGACGCAATATGGTGGATAAAATATTATCTCAATTCCGGCTTGGTCGGCACATCATCCCGTTTGGTGAAATCATCTTCATCAAACTCTGCTCCGTTGAAGAGAGATAATATCCCATTGCCACCTGGATATATTTCAGTTGGTTCATTGTGGTCAAACCATGAGGTTACAAGACCACCATCCACAACATGCCAATTCATTAAAGCCTGTGCAGGATACCGGGATCAGCCGCTCAAAGATGTACGTGAAATCACGGACATGCACATGTGGCCGGGAACCCTTTATGGTTGCCTCGGGATGGCGGAATTCACGCTGGCTGCACGTTTCAGGTTTCAGCAGAAGCAAGCATGCTGGCAAACAACAGGCACTCACGAGTGATTAACAAGGTAACAGTCAATGACACTGCATGGCGTAAACACAGACCCTCGAGACACAGCGACACCACCGCCTCCGGGCCACGGGCCGGGCGGCGAAAAAGAACAGGCGATCTTTCCGGGACCCGGGATACGGACGACACGCGGATGGCTGCAGGTCCTTGCGGTATTGTTGCTGTCAGGCAGCGCAGGCCTGGCGGCAGCGGCGACGTTCAGCGGCAGTGTCGTCACCCATCGCTCACCACACGGACTGGATGAGCAGTGCATCAGCATCCGGCGGATGCCCGGTGGCACCTACAGCGATAGCGACAGGGACCAGGAGAAGCAGTTCTGCGCCATCGCATTCTACAGTGGCGATCATGCCCTGTGCCCCAAGGTGTTCAGCACCAGCCCCGGCACGCTGGTTTACCATCTTGCGAGAGGTCAGTATGCCGGTGACATGGAAGCATTCGAGTCAGAGCAATGCGCCACCAGCAGCCCCGCCAAGCGCGGCGCCCCGGGTGAGCCGGTATCGTACAAGATGACCATGAACGGCGACCATACCAGTGCAACCTTTTCCACCGCCTCACTGCTCTACTATCACTTTTCGCGGTATCTCAACGCCGACGTCCATGTGCCGGTCAGCGTCTATCGATCAATGGACCGCGAACAACACCTCGCCCGCGTGACCCGCCGGGGCCTGGAACTGTCCGCGCACCGTAAAGGCGGCGCCATGAACCATGCTGGCTGGA